GTTATTGCCCCAGTTCAAACAAATAATAACCTCGTATTTATGAAGTCTTCTTCGTTAGAATCAAGCGAAAGAGGTGATACAGGATTCGGAAGTAGCGGTGTCAAATAATGGAATGTTTTAACCAACAAATAAGAGCGTATAAAGCCGTAACTGCTGATATATACGACCAAATAATGTATAAAAGAGTATGGTCTGGGGATATGATTCAAGTTGGGGATAAAGTACTTTATGCATTTGTATTTGACCCAACAGACGATGCTCTGAAATTAATATCTGTGTTAGATAGAGAGTTGGGTTTGATTCAAAACACCTTTGATTTTGTTGCTTTCAAAAATAAAATAATACCAGTTTTAAAATTTAAAACGGATGCAAAGAATAGGCAATATACAGAGCAAGAAGATTAGTGTTGTTTTTTCTACCAGAGCTTTGGATGAAGAATATATTGATCATATAAAAATGACATCTGGCCTTGGGAATAAAATTGAGATTTTACCCTTTGTGAATAATGGTGAAAAATCGTTAACACAAATATATAACGAAGGTTTAGAAAAAGCAAAAAATGATATTGTTGTTTTTTGTCATGATGATTTAATATTTCATACAGAAAATTGGGGAATGGCAATAGGTGACCATTTTACAAGGAATCCTGGATTCGGTATAATCGGTATAGCTGGAACTAATAAGTTAGTCAATGGAAGATGGTGGGAAATAAAAGAGAACATGCATGGTATTGTTAATCACTCAGATGGTAAAAAAATTTGGGTTAGCGAATATTCTAAACCACAAGGAATTACCCTCAAAAAAATGATCACAATTGATGGTTTATTTTTTGCTGTACATAAAAATAGAATTAGATGTACTTTTGATGAAAATGTTAAGGGTTTCCATTTCTACGAATTAACATTTTGTATGGACAATCATATTAATGGTGTTAAGATAGGATTATGTACAAATATACGTGTTACACACCTTTCAATTGGCGAAACTAACGACCTTTGGGAAGAAAATAAATTAGTATTTGAAGAAAAATATGGGCATTTATTACCCTTAGAAGTATGATCAAGTCAATTAAAGAATTAAAAGATATCCATAGAGATGAAGATATTTATGTAATCGGTGCTGGAGCAAGTGTTGATTATATTAATGAATCTTTTTTTGATGGTAAGATAACAATAGGTACAAATCAAGTTTATAAGAAAATTAAATGTGATTATCTTGTTAGAAAAGAAACTAAATTTTTGAAACAAGCTTTGAATACTGGTTCAAAAGTTATTGTATCTGAATACGATAGCGGTAATCTTGATACTGGGCAATTTAAATTAAACACCAATAAAATTGATCACGAAAACCTTTATTATTTTGAACATCTTGATAATCTACATGATAAGGTTGATACATCTGTTATTGGAACAGATAAATTAGTTGTTAGTTATTCAACGATTACATCTGCGTTACATCTTGCTGCATATATGGGTGCATTCAATATTTACCTTGTTGGTCATGATTGTGGTTCATTGAATGGTAAAATGACATTTGATAAATATTATGATTCAATCAACGATACACCATGGCAAAATTGGAACCAATATAAATCCTGGTTAAAAATCATTGAGTCACAAACTGTTTCTGTTAGAAATAAACTTGTTGAAGTTTATGAATGTAATGTGGTGTCAATAAATCCTTTTGTTTCATTAAATTTAGAAAACAACCTTTTCATGTAATATGAGTTTTAAATTTATTATACCAGCCAGAAGAAATTCAAAAGGTTTACCATTTAAGAATCGTAAATTATTTGATATATTTTTAGATAAAACACCTGAAAATCTATTAACAGGATTAATTCATTCTCATTCTTTGATTGTATCTACAGATGATGAATCAATCATTGAAAAATGTGTATCAAAGAGTATAAATTATCTTAATAGAGATAGTAATTTAGCTTTAGACACAACCTCAACTAAAGAAGTTATGATTGATTTATATAACAAGAATTACATTTTTAATGATGATATTGTTGTTATGTTATATTTGACATATCCTGAAAGAAATTGGGATGATATAGGAAATGCTATTGATACTTTTGTCAAAAATGGCTCAAGATCTCTTTTATGTAAAAAAGAAATCACAAGTACCCACCCATACCTTTACATGCTTGAAATCGATAAAAATAAAGGTAAACAACTTGTTGCACACGACCTTTATCGTAGACAAGATTATCCAAAGGTATTCGAAATTTCACACTATATTTGTATTTTTAAAGGTGGTGAATTAAAAAATTTGAATAACAATCTTTACAACGAGGATACATTTTTTTTACCAATTAACTCTGTTATAGATGTTGATACTGAAAATGATTTATTAAAATATAATGGGAATTTATGAAATGTATATTAGGTATAACAACATATAATAGGAGAAAATATTTAGAACATCTTTTAGATAGTTTTACACCAACTCATAACACAAATTATGAATGGGTAATCATTATCAATGATGACTGTTCAACAGATGACACAGTTAAATTCATTGAAAACTATAATTTTCCATGTGAATATCATTTAATCAAAAATGAGAACAGAAAGGGTGTTTCATGGGGAACAAATAATATTTTTTACTTATCTCAAAAGATTGGATTTGATGTTTTATTCAGAAGTGATGATGATAATTTTTTCTTGAATAATGGTTGGGATGATCTTTATATTAATGCTATGAATAATTCTGGATTTAAACACCTAAGTTATTATAATAGTAGATGGAAAGGGGAAAATAAAAAAATAATAGAGAATGATGGTTTAATTGCCGCTTCTAATGTTATGGAATCTATGGGTAATTTCTACACAATAACACCTGAAATCTTAGAAAAAGTTGGTTACATGGATTATCAAAACATGGGTATGTGGGGTGTTGAACATATTGATTATTCATTAAGATGTTGTAGGCTCAATTATAACAATCCACAAACATTTTGGTGCCCAAAGGATTGTAACAAATTTATTGGTATGAAAGCTGGAAATACCTATACAAGCTCAATGAGTACAATTGAGTTAGCTAATGAAAGGAGCAGAGATTATCAAAAAAGAATGATAGCAAATAATAATAATAGAATTTATATACCGAATCAGAATGCTCAATAATTATTTTGAAAAAATATATTGTATAAACCTTGAAAAAAGAAAAGATAGGTGGAATGAGGTTAGTAAAGAATTTCAAAAAATTAATTGCAATGTTGAAAAATTTGTAGCAATTGATGGTGAAAAATTGGAACCCAGTCCATACATTTATAGAGGTGAACTTGGTTGTTACATGTCACACATGGTAATCTTAAAAGACATGATTAATAATAACTATAGTAAAATTTTAGTTTTTGAGGATGATGTTGTTTTCAACGATGATTTTAACGAAAAATTTGATTACTATTATAATCAATTACCTAATGATTGGGATATTGTTTATATGAGTGGAAATCATACAACAAGTTTAGAAAAAATTACTGATAACATATATAAAACTAATGGTACTTTAGCTATGCATAGTTATTTCATTAGCTTGGAAGGTGCAAAAAAATTATACAACTTATTAGTCGCTAAAAATATGACAGACCCAATAGATGTTATAGGTATAGAGTATCAAAAAAATAATAATTGTTATACGTTTAGGCCACACCTTACGTATCAAAAAGAAGGATTTAGTGATATACAGAAAAAAATTGTTAATTACGACCACCTATTAAAACGTTAATAAATGAATAAAGTAAAAATTATAGCCGAAATAGGACTTAATCACAATGGGGATATAGATATCGCCAAACAACTTATAATGGTTGCTAAAGCTGCTGGTTGTGATTATGTTAAATTTCAAAAAAGAAATCCTGATGTTTGTGTACCTGAAGATCAAAAATCTAAAATAAGGCAAACACCTTGGGGTGAGATGACCTATATTGATTATAGATGGAGAGTTGAGTTTAATCAAGAACAATATCAACAAATACATAATTTTTGTCAAAGTATTGGAATTAAATGGTTCGCTTCAGTTTGGGACAAAGATTCGGTTGATTTTATACAAAAGATCAACTTGGATAATAACTATCATAGTATAATGAAAATACCATCAGCTCTTATAACCGATACCGAATTATGCAAATACGCATCAACAAGATGTAATCAATTACTGATTTCTACAGGAATGAGCACCGAAGAAGAAATTGAAAATTGTGTACGTACTTGTAATCCAGATGTTATAATGCATACAAATTCAACATATCCCTGTCCTGTTGAGGAATTAAACTTAAACTATATTTTATGGTTGAAGAATAAATATAGAGATAAAGAAATAGGGTATAGTGGCCATGAATATGGTTTAGTTACAACATTTGCAACAATACCTATGGGAGCTACTTGGATCGAAAGACACATAACGCTTGACCGTAATATGTGGGGTTCAGACCAATCATCATCAATCGAGCCATCTGGGGTTTTTAAATTGGTTAAGGGGATAAGAGATATTGAAAAATCTTTGTCCTTTGCACCAAGTGAAAGATATGTATTAGGAGGAGAGTTGCAAAAAAAACAAACGCTTAGAAAATAAATATATATGAAAATATTTGTAGATATTGATAATACAATTTGTCATACCGAAGGTACTGATTATAAAAATGCTAAGCCGTATTATGAAAAAATAAATATTATTAATGATCTTTTTGATCAGGGGCATGAAATAACCTATTGGACTGCAAGAGGATCTGGGTCTGGTATTGACCATAGTTTTTTAACTATGTTTCAGCTGAAAGAATGGGGTGCAAAATATCATGAACTTAGGTTTAAGAAACCAGTTTTTGATATATTTATTGATGATAAAACAATCAATTCTATTGACAAATTAGGACTATGGGTTCAAGAACAAGAAAAAAGAAGCTAACGCACGAGGAAATAAACGATGCGTATGTGGATATCGAAACATCACATAATGAAAATATCCTCAAATCAATTCACTTTAATCTAAAGGCAAAAACACAAAATCAAAAGGAATTAATCAAATTAATTCGTGAGAAAGACATTATCATTTGTTCTGGATTTCCAGGTACAGGTAAAACATATGTCGCATGTGCTATGGCTTTAGAACTATTGAAAAAAGATCCTAAATACAAGAAAATTGTAATAGTTAAGTCTGTTACACCTTTAAAAGATGAAGAGGTTGGATATCTTAAAGGAACTCTCAGGGAAAAATTGGAACCATTTATGTATTCTTTTATCCATAATTTCGAAAAAATTATTGGTAAAGATATGGTTGAAAAATTAAAAATTAATGGTTTTTTAGAAGAAATGCCATTAACTTATATGAGAGGTATCAATATTGATAACGCTATTGTTATTATAGATGAAGCCCAAAATATCAAGAAAACAAACATGAAGACTATCATGACTCGTTTGGGTGAAGATTCTAAAATGATATTCTTAGGTGATGAAGGTCAAATTGACTTGAAAAACCCACAAGAAAGTTCATTATCATTTATCATTAAAAGATTTAAAGAAAAAGATTTTTTTGGTACAATTGCTTTTGGAGAAGAAGATATTGTTAGACATCACCTCATCAAAATCATAGAGCAAGGTTTTGATGAAATAAATTATCCATAAATAGTTTATTTTCGTACAAAGGTTTCATAAATTTATTTAAAATAATAAATTTATGGTTATTGGTATTACAATAAATAATATAATTAGGGATCATATTTCTAAGTTATGTGAAGCTTACGAAATCATTACGGAACAACAACCGATAATGCCTATAAACCCTTATGATCTTGAAAAATCATTTCCTGACAAAGCTCCACAGGAATTCGAAACTGTTGAGTTATCGGCATCTAATATAGATAATGAGTATGAACTGACACCAATGGATGTTGAAGAAACAAATTTCAACGTAATCGAGTTTATGTATATGGACGCATCCTTTGAAGTATTTGGTAGGGCTGGTCAATTAGAAAACAATTTAATCACAAAACTTGCTGAACTACAATCTGATGATGTAGATATTATTCTTTTAAACAAAGAATCAACAAGGTCAAAAAACGCAACTTTATTCTTTTTGTCCAAGAATAATTTCGACTTGAAACAAATAGTATTTCCTGACAAATACGAAGATTTTTACATGTATTGTGATGTCCTTATCACAGATAATCCTAAATTGATGGATATCAAACCAAAAGACAAGATATTAATTAAGGTTGAAAACGAATTTAATATTGATTATATATCAGATTTTACTATTATTAAAGTATCTGATATATTTGAATTAATTGAAGAAATAAAAAATAAACATAATTCATTAAAAAATAGTTAAAATGGCTAAAAAACAAGAAGTTCTACAAAATATTGATTCGTCAATAGAAAAAATTAAGAACAAAGAACAAAAAATAATTTTCTTAATACCAGATACAAAAGGTAATGCGAGAGCAAGTGTTAGTGTTTTGTATAGACAAGCTATGTCTCTTAAAAATTTAGGTTATAGTGTTGCAATGCTAAACGAAAAGAAAGACTCTATAAATGCATCAACATGGTTGGGTTCTGAGTATGATACTTTGGATCATTTTTCAATTGAAGAAAATAATCTAACAATGGGGCCTCAAGACTTCTTAATAGTACCAGAAATTTTTGGTAATGTTTTTGAACAACTTGAAAAATTACCGATGGAAAAGATTTTATTTGTACAATCATTTGAATATATGTTAGACGCATATGCACCAGGTAAAAGTTTTATTGATTTTGGTGTAACTGAATGTATGACAACAAGTGATACACTTTCTAAATTGATTACAGATGTTTTACCTTTAAATACGGTACAAGTTATACCAATTGGTATTCCTGACCTTTTTAAACCAACAGAAAATCTTACAAAACCTATTGTAGCAATACATTGTAGAGATGCGAGAAAAGCTGCTAAAATTATTAAAACTTTTTATTTGAAATACCCAATCTACAGATTCGTATCATTCAAAGATATGCATACTATGACCGAGGTTGATTTCGCTAATAACCTTAAAGATTGTTGTTTGTCTATATGGGTTGATGATGATTCATCATTTGGAACTTTCCCAGTTGAATCAATCAAATGTAATGTTCCAGTTATAGGTAAAGTACCAAACATTATAGGTGAGTGGATGGATGATAATAATGGTATGTGGGTTTACGATGAGAATCAGATTGTTGATTTAACCTCTGCATATGTTAAAAATTGGTTGGAAGATAATATTCCTGAAAATTTACAAAACGTATCAACAACTCTTGATGGAAAATATGGTATGGTTGAATTTGAAGAAAAAACTAAGCTGGTTTATGAATATTATTTCCAAAACAGAATTGACAAGTTGGAAAAAATAAAAGAGGATTATATGAAAACAGCTTAATATGGATAAATTAATAGAAATATTAAAAATTATTGGGGGTGACGATTACACAAAACCTCTACCTAATTTATTAAGTTTACCTGAAGAAACACGTTCTCAAATTTTAATAGAATTAAAAAAACTACCACAATTTGAAGATACAAAAAATTTTATTTTTTTGGATAGTCCAATTATTATCAAAGATGGTGAAGCGTCAAGCGTACCGACTATGGTTTTAATGAGTCAAGAACAATTTGATAAAGAAAGTAGTACTCTCAAAATGGAAATGAAATGGAAAGTTATTGATGGTGACAAAGTTGAATTATATCCTTCAACAATGAAATCTGAAATTTTAATGATGAATGAAACAGTTAAAATTTATTCCATAGGTCTTACCCCAACAACATATACTCCAATTGATGCTCATGAATATGAAGATGTATTGGTTACACCATCATTATATGACCCAACTAATTTTGAACCTTTCAGGGAAATCAGGTTGAAATTTTCACCAGAAAAACGTCAAGATATAGCCGCAAAAACAAGTACAGAAGATGAGATCGAAAGTTTCAAAAAAGAAATGTATGAAAAATTGGACAAGGCTATAGAAATTTTACTAACTAAGGGTACAAATTATAAACAAAATAAAAACATTATTGTAAGAATATCTGATGATTCATACGCAAAAAAAACTATAAAACAAAGAGAATTTAAAACTATATAATATGGCAGAAAATACTAAAACACTTGACATTACCGTAATTATACCAATACATTCGGTAGCAAATGAAAAAACTGGTGAATACCTTGATATTGCTTTGAATAGCATATCTGTTAATGAAGTAAAACCTAAAGAAGTTTTGATTGTTAGATGCGGCTGCGGAGATGTGAGAGAATTTTTGAATGAGTTTGACCTCACCAAATATAACTTGAACGCTCGTGTAATCGAAAACATAACTGGTAAATCATTCCAGAATCAAATGAATTACGCTGTATCTCAGGTTACAACCGAATATTTCAGCTTACTTGAATTTGATGATGAGTATGCTTCGAATTGGTTCAAAAATGTTGGTAAATACATGGAGAAAAACCCTGATATCGATATGTTCCTACCTATCGTATCTGATGTTGATCAAAATAATAAATTTTTGATGATGACAAATGAAGCTGCGTGGGCATATAATTTCTCAGAAGAAATGGGTGTTATTGATAACGAAACTTTAATGAACTTCCCTAATATCAATATTGATGGTATGGTTACAAAGAAAGAATCATATTTAGCAGCTGGTGGTATAAAACCTTCAATAAAATTAAGTTTCAATTACGAATTTCTTTTAAGATTTACAAAGAATGGTTATAAAATCATGGTTGTGCCAAAAATTGGTTACAAACATGTGAACATGAGGACAGATTCTCTGTTTTGGAATTATAAAAATGATCCAGTTGAAAAAATTTCACCAGATGAAGCGAAATTTTGGATGGAATTAGCGCAAAAAGAATATTACTACAAACAAGATAGAAATGTTATCTATGCGCCAACAACACAAGACACAGAAGTAAGTAATGGTTAATAAAAAAAACAAGAACTATTATGATATCGACCAAGAACAGGCCGTTTTATTATTCTTAAAATCAAAATCTAATGAAGAAAGAACTAAAATCTATAGAGAACATCTCCAGGATCCAATCAATAAAATGATTGAAATTATCATCAGAAGATATAAACTGGAAAGAAAATCTGAAAATTTTCCTGATATTCATGCTGACGCTTTATCATTTTTGATGACCAAATTTGATAAATTCAAACCAGAGAGAAACAAAAAATCGTACTCATATTTTGGAACGATTTGCAGAAATTACCTAAAAGGTGAATTGATTAAAGAATATAAAAAAAATAGGTTACATAAAGATATCGAAACAGCTGAGAGTGAATTACTTGAG